ATCCACCGATAAATGGATACGTTATATGTAAGTTATGAGTTATCCACAGGATGTTGTGGATAACTGTGGACAAAAAGCTGTGGACAGGTGCGGCACCTGCCCAGGCTCGGCGGCTTGGACCCCCCCCATCGGGCCGCTCGGCGGGGGCGGCTGCTGCGGTACTTGACATCCATCTGCATCCCCCCATCAGAAAAAAATTTTTAAAGTAATTTACACTTTCCTCCATTTGCGCTAAAGTGCAATTTCCACTACAGGAGAAACCGATGAACACGACATTACTGATCAAAGTGAGAACCCTCTACCCCCAGAGCCGCCATCTGCAAAGGCAGTGGATCAAGAGCGTGAGGCACCTTGGAGCGCGTTGGCTGGTGGCACAGCCGCAGGCCAAAGACAAGCTGCGTGAGCAGGCAGCGGGGAGATGGGCATGAGCCGCGATGTGATGAAGCTGGCGCTGGAGGCGTTGGAGCATATGCTCGAAGACGCTAAACAAGAGCGTTTGACTGTTGAGTACTGGAATGAGTGTGTGGATGCCATCACCGCCCTGCGAGAAGCACTGGCAGAGCAGCCAGCACAGCAGGAGCCTGCGGCGCTGAAGTGGCAACAAGCCCCTGTTAAAACACAATGGGGTGATGACATGGTGGTAGCAAGTGTCGCCATCGACAACGACCACACGCTTTCTTTGTACTGTGAGCGTGATCAAACAGCAAAGGTTGATGCCATGCTTGCACAGCGCACATGGGTTGGGCTGAGTTATGAGGACATCGATATCGCTTTTGATGACACACAAGAGGGTGGCGGATTTGATGATTTTGCCCGAGCCATCGAAGCCAAACTCAAGGAGAAGAACGCATGAACCTAGCCCGTTACATGCAAGCCGTTGACCGCAACGGTGTAGTCTCTTACAAATATGCACCACCCGCTGATGCTGTTGAAGCTGGTGTTGTCAAGCGCAAAGCATTGGGCACCAACCTTGTCGATGCCATCAACTATTGCAACGAACAGAACGATGTACTTGATGAGTGGCGCAGGGAACATCGCTACCTGAAACACCTTACCACCAAGAGCACAGTGTTGGATCTGGTCAAGAGCTACATCAACTCTATCGACTACAACAAACTGTCAGTCAAGAGCAAGGAAGACTATGTCTACTATCTCAGGCGCTGGGCAGGTGACAAAGCAACACACACTACGCTGTATGCCAGCAGGCTGCAAGACCTGACAACACCAGCTATGCAGCGCATCTATGACTTGCATGCTGCACACAGCATTAGCCTAGCTAGTCATGTGCTGGCTGTATATCGCTTGCTGTTTAGCTATGCCATCCGCAATGGCTTCACCACCTTCAATCCGTTCACGGCTGTGAAGAAACAAACAAGCAAACCAAGGCGTGTGACATGGGAGCGTGAGCACATCAAAGCTTTCATGACTGTGGCGTTCAGCAAGTTTGAGACACGCAGCTTAGCACTGTTGATTTATACAGCCTATTGTGCAGCACAGCGTCTAGGCGACATGCGTCTGTTGACATGGGACAGCTACGATGTTGAGACAGGTACGTTGTCGCTGACACAGAGCAAGCGCAGGGCAAGGGTGTCTATCCCGCTGCCTCCAGACCTGCAGCGCATGTTGACGCAGCAACACGTTGAGCTTGGCTGGCAACAATACGTATTCCCTACGACACGATCTGTTGCTGGCACACTACAGCCATACAGCTTGCAAGGACTAGCCAAGGCTGGTAGAGCTATAATGGAACAGGCTCAGCTACCTGCGGAGTTACAGCTTATGGACCTGCGCCGCACTGCAGTGACAGAGATGGTGATGGCTGGCGTAGCAACCACCAACATCATGTCATTGACAGGTCATGCAACACCATCAAGTCTGACACCGTACATCAGACACACACTCAAGTCTGCTGCAGTGGCACAGGACATGAGAGATTTACAACCAATGTTTTAAGGAAGAAGACAATGAAATTCAGTAAACAAACTTTGATTGAATTGGCATACAAAGATCACGACGACACGTTTGAAATCATTGAGACCGAAATGACAGGTCAGCGCCGTTGGGTGACAGAATATACTCAGGTATTTAAACATGACGGCAAATACTATGTCACCTATTTTGATCTTGGATCAACGGAGAATTGTGATACTAGCCCGTATGAATATGACGATGATGAAATTGAATGCGCAGAAGTAGTACCAGTTGAGAAGACCATCATCGTTTATGAGGAAATCAAATGACAGCCAATCTAATCTGGGCTACCCATGAAGCTGATAAGTTCATCGGCTACTGTGCCCGAGTCAGCAATCCAAACAATCAAGACAATCCCAACGTGGCAGGTCTGCTTAATTATTGTGCAAAGAACCATCACTGGTCTGTGTTTGAAATGGCTAGTGCTTGCATCGAAATCACTACCACCCGTGACATTGCCCGACAAATCTTGCGACACAGAAGCTTCAGCTTTCAAGAGTTCTCGCAAAGATATGCTGACGCTACACAACTCGGTGACTTCACCACCCGTGAATGCCGCTTGCAAGACAACAAGAATCGTCAGAACTCTTTAGAGACAGACGACTTTGACTTGACCGTGTGGTGGACAGCAGCACAGAAGCGAATGATTGACGAGACTCAGTTCTTGTATGGTGAAGCGCTGAAGCGTGGCATTGCCAAAGAACAAGCACGTGCTCTCCTGCCTGAAGGGTTGACACCATCTAAGCTGTATGTCAACGGCACTATGCGTAGCTGGATTACATTCTTGCAAGCACGACTTGATCCATCTACACAGAAGGAACATCGTGAGGTTGCACAGGATGTGTTGTCTGTGTTGCGTGGTGTTGCTCCGGTTACAGTGTCTGCTTTCTTTGGAGAACAATCATGACCTGCACCTGCCACCCATCAAGCCCGTTCTTGTGGGCACAACACCCTCGACCATCCATCTTCGCTGACGACTCCTACTTCAAAGCTAAGCAGTCTGCTAAGACAGGCTCACAACTGGCGACAGAGGTGGTAGAGCGTAAGCGTAAGGACAACGTTCATTACGGCACAATCTATGGCAGCGCTCGTGAACGTGAAGATGCCATCATCCGTAGCAAACTCATGCATATTTACAGCAAGGCAGGTACGAAATGAAAGTGTTTCTCGGACCCTATCAAGACGATGCTAGTCCTCGACAAGAGGATGTAATGATTGATAAGTGGGATAGCTGGAATGCTGACCACACCATAGCCCTCATTGCTGCACCGCTGCTTCAACAACTGAAGCTGACCAAGCATGGCTCAGGTAGTGTGGATGATGAGGACGTACCTGAAGAGTTGCGTAGCACGTCAGCACCCCCTGTTGAGAATGAATGGGACACTGATGCTAACCTGCACAAGCGTTGGGATTGGGTGTTGGACGAGATGATCTGGGCTATGACAGAGCATGCTGATGGCACAGGTGATGACAAGTTCTTTGACCACAGTGAAGTGGATGAAGAGGCTGACCTGATTGAGCAGATTGATAAGATCAAGTGTGACTACGAAGGTTTGGATGCTTACAACAAACGTAAGCAGCGAGGCTTTGAGTTGTTCGGTAAATACTTTCAGAACCTTTGGAGTTGATATGAACTACATTTTGATTACCCGAAACCCTACAGGTAAAGGTATTCTTGCCATCATGAATGATGACGAAGAGATTGCACAGTTTGAAACTGAAGAAGAAGCTGAAGCCTGTGCTGACCAGCAACCGTTGTGTCAGGCATGGGGTTACCAAGTTGTAGAACTGGAACTATGACAATGAACAACTACGAACAAGCAACACAGGAAGTGCGCGATGCTTTCAATGCGTTGTGCAAAGGTCGTGTCAAAGCTGCTGTAGAGGCAGAGCGCGAGGCATGTGCAAAGTTGGCTGCAACAACAGTATGTGATGTCCACATTCCAACAGGTGTAAAAATCTATGGCACTGTGGCAGCAAAAGCTATTCGTGCAAGGACTAACAATGAACATTGAACAAGTCATCGTAGCCCTCACAGGCATAGGCTACCTCATCGTCGGTGTTCTTCAATGGAGCAAAGGCGAACTGAGCAACGGTATGATCTGGACAGGCTATGCGTTTGCACAGATTGGTTTATGGCTTAACATCAAATGATTGAAATAGTCTGAGTAGTTTACTTCTCAGCTTAACTAAAGGAAATGAAATGACTTACCCTATTGAGTTTCGAGAGGCCAAACGTGATGCCTTCTGTCGTGGTTGTGACACCAAGATTGAGAAGGGCGAACACATGGTCACCACCTACTCCTTCCGTAACCGAGGCCAGAGCATTCACTTCTGTGTCGCTTGTGCAGATGAGATTGGAAGGATGGTTAAAGACCATGAAAATGTCACACTGAAAGAGAGAGGTTGATGGCATTTATTCGCACTCACGTTAGTTGTGAACACTGCGGCTCCAGTGATGGGGCCAGCATCAACGACGACCACTCCACCTACTGCTTCGTGTGCAGTACACACACGCCCTCTTCCGAAAACATCACCATCATCAAGGAAACAAAAGTGATTGAACCAATTGCAGACATGAGCTTTGTCAAAGCTTTCAACAACGGCAACTCTGTCTCAGTGAGTGAGCGCCGCATCACCAAGAGCACGATGGAGAAGTATGGTGTTGTTCGTGAGAGCGGCAACTTCTACTTCCCCTACTACGACAAGGACAGCCAGCTTGTTGCAGCTAAGGTTAGACCTGTAGCAGATAAGAAGTTCTCCACTGTAGGTAAGTGGACAACAGGTACATTGTTTGGACAGAACCTCTACCCGTCCGGTGGTAAGTACATCACCATCACTGAAGGTGAGTTCGATGCACTGGCTGCGTTCCAGATGACAGGTAGCAAGTGGCCTGTGGTGTCTGTGCGTAACGGTGCTGGCTCAGCCTTGAAGGATTGCAAAGCACAGTATGAATATCTGAACAGCTTTGAAACCATCGTTGTCAACTTCGACGGTGACGAACCGGGCAGGAAAGCTGCTAAAGAAGTGGCTGAGTTGTTCGGTAACAAATGCAAGCTGTTCAAGCCTTTACCAGATCTGAAGGATGCCTGTGACTGGTTGAGTGAAAGTAAAGAAGCACAGTATGTTAGTCGTTGGTGGGCCAGCGAACCCTTTGTACCAGACGGTATTGTCTCTGGTAGCACACTATGGGACTTAGTGTCAGAGCCTATGGCACCTGCCGATTGCAAGTATCCTTGGGCTGGACTGAACGAACTAACCTACGGCATCCGCTTGGGTGAGCTTGTCACCATCACCGCTGGTAGTGGATTGGGTAAGTCGCAAGTGCTGCGTGAGTTAGCATGGCACCTGATCAAAAACACTGAAGACAACATCGGCCTGATGTTCCTTGAAGAGAGTGTTCGCAAGACTGCATTGTCAATGATGTCGATGGCAGCTAACGTGCCTCTGCATTTGCCCGACACTGCTGTGTCAGAGGACGACAGAAAGATTGCTTTCGAGAACACCTTAGGTACAGGTCGTCTTTACTTGTTCGACCACTTCGGATCGACCAGTATTGAGAACATCGTCAACCGTGTGCGCTATCTGGCTAAGGGTATGTCGTGCAAGTATGTGTTCCTTGATCACTTGTCCATCATCATCTCCAGTCAGGAGAGTGGTGACGAACGCAAAGCATTGGACGAGGTGATGACAAAGCTGCGTATGCTGGTGCAAGAAACCAACATTGCTCTCATCTTGGTCAGCCACTTGAAACGTCCAAGCGACAAGGGTCACGAAGAAGGTGCAGCAACATCGCTTGCACAACTGCGTGGGTCTGCATCGATTGCACAGCTTAGCGACATGGTGATTGGTCTTGAACGTAATGGTCAGGCTGAAGACTTGGTTGAACGCAATACAACCCGTGTTCGTGTGTTGAAGAATCGATACAGTGGTGTCACTGGACCAGCATGCAACTTGCTCTACAACAAAGAGACAGGTAGAATGTTTGAGATTGAAGACGAACCTGAAGGAGATGTGTTATGAAGACAATCAAACTGTTAGTTGAGTTGACCTATAACAATGATGCTATGCACGAAGACGATGCCGATGGTATTGCTTGGTTCAAGGATGAAGTCTTAGGTGGTGAAATGGTTGCGTGGTCTAACGAGATAGGGGACGAGCTTGGTTTCATCAAAGTATTGGAGATCCTATGAGTGACGTAGAACAATACTGGGAAGCCATACGAAAGCGATGGCCCCACCCCACACCAAGCTATCAACAGCTTGACCCAATGGAACAGATGATGTTGGTGCAGAGTGTCAACATCTTGTTGCAAATCTTAAACAACCGGAGAGTGTGATGAAAACCTACAAAGAACTAGAGCGTGAAGCTTACATGGCAGGCAACACAGCATTGGCTAAGCTTTATGCTGAGCTTGAAGATGTTGAGCATAACTTGTACATATATGAACAACTGAGGGACGACAATGAGTGACGGCGGCAAAGGATCTACACAGCGACCACGTTCTGTAGCTGATGAAGAATGGGCCAACCGATGGGATGCCATCTTCGGCAAAGACAAACCTGAACAAACAAAGGACAACGATGACGACATGGCTGAACCGCTACCTGATCGAAGGTGACTACATCGGTATTTGTACTAGCGAGGAAGACTACTATCGCACATTGAGATATTTGAAGGTGCCGATGTCGGAATGGGGTAGCTGGTTAAGCTCAGGAGCTCTAGCTACAACACACTTTTTAGACTCAGCAAAAGGCAACAGAGCCACTGTTGTCTGCATACCTGTGAAGCCTGAGACAGACGGCATCGACGTTGCAACATTGTTGGTACACGAGGCTGTGCATGTGGTGCAGGAATACTTTAGATGGATTGGTGAAGACAATCCCGGTACTGAGATTGAAGCGTATGCTATTCAGAACGTGAGTGCTTCGCTGATGAGAGCCTACCGTGATAAACTGTTCCCGAAACCAAAGAAGGAAAAGAAAGATGGACTACCTGTGGGACATAGAGACTTACAAGACAGCGTTCACATTCTCAGCGATCAGTGCTGATGAGTCGCATGCTGTAGCGTTTGAATGCTCCACCAGAAAGAACGAAGCTGCTGCTTTGTTCAGCTTCCTTGACGAGTTGAAGAAGAAGAAACACAGGATGGTGGGGTACAACAACATAGGCTTTGACTACCCTGTGCTGCACGACTTGTTGTCTGTACGAGACAAGGCAGTGACAGTGTCGGGTAAGGCTGTGGCTACACGTGCGTACAAGAAAGCACAATCCATCATTGGTAGTGACGACAGGTTTGGTCACCTCATCCGTGACAACCAACAGTATGTGCAGCAAGTTGACCTGTTCAAGATAATGCACTTCGACAATCCTGCAAGGGCTACATCGTTGAAGGCGCTTGAGTTCAACATGAAAGCTGACAGCATCGTTGACCTGCCCTACGATCCTCACTCTGACTTGACCGATGACCAGATCGATGTGTTGCTTGTATACAACATGCATGATGTGAAGATGACTCTGCAGTTCTACAAAGAATGCTTGTCACAGATTACATTCCGTGAAGAGTTGTCTACAAAGTATGGTCGTAACTTCATCAACCACAACGATACGAAGATCGGCAAAGACTACTTCATCATGAAGCTTGAAGAGAACATGCCGGGTAGTTGCTATCGTGTTGGTAAGAAGGGTGAGCGTCACATCAATCAGACAAAGCGACCAGTGATTCACATCAAAGATTGTCTGTTCAACTACTACGACTTCAAGCGCCCTGAGTTTCAGCTTGTGCTCGATTGGTTTGCTGCACAGTCTTTGACAGAAACAAAGGGTGCTCTGTCTGACATTGAAGAGAGCGACCTTGGTGACCTAGCAGCCTATGCTGAGATGGTGACGAAGCGTCAGAAGTGGTTCAACAAACCAAGCGATGATGTTGTTGCTGGCTTCAAAGCTTTGCATCCAATGGGTTGGGTGTCAGAGGAAGAGTTGAAGGCTAAGAAGAAGGGTGAGAAGCAGTACAGCTATTGGAAGAACTGGAGAGTTGCTACCAACTTGAACGTCACCATCAATGGCTTTCGTTTCGACTTCGGCACTGGCGGTATTCACGGATCTGTTGAGTCGCAGATTGTTAGTGATGATGATAAGTACATGATCATTGACGCTGACGTTGCATCCATGTATCCCAACATTGCCATTGCCAACC